CAACTCAATATTGGGTTCAAAGATTTATAGATAAAATTACAATCACTTTATATTTAACACCTGGGGCAGATCAGGTGAATAACGTAATGCATTATTACTATGCAAAAAGAATTCAAGATGTTGGTGCTTATACAAATATTACAAACGTTCCATATAGATTTGTTCCATGTATGTGTGCAGGACTTGCTTATTATTTAGCAGTTAAATTTGCTCCGCAACGTGGACAAGAAATGAAATTATTATATGAGGATGAATTATTAAGAGCATTAGATAATGATGGATCTTCTTCAAGTTCATTCATAACACCTAAAACTTACTATCCGAGCGCATAATGGGAAATTTATCTAGAGGAAAATATGCTTATATGATTTCTGACCGTTCTGGTCAGAGATTTCCATATACTGAAATGTTACAAGAATGGAATGGATCATGGGTACATATTTCTGAATATGAAAAAAAACATCCACAACTTGAACCAAAACCACATCAAGCTGATCCTGAAGGATTACAATATGCACATCCAGATAGACAAGAACCACCTGTTATTATAGAACTTACACCAAATCCTTTTACAACAATTAAATATGCAGGTAATACTTATATTAATGTTTATTCACAAGATCATGGAAGATCTACTGGAAATGTTGTAAGATTTAGAGGACCTCCCGAAGTATACACTGTAGGAACATCTACAAGAGAGACATCCTTTGAATTAGTTCCATTTTTTGATGGTGTTACAGATATTTCAAATTCAAATGGTTTTACTATTACAGTTGGAAAAATTGATTCATTTGGTATTGTAAGTGATACTTTAAATTATTTTTATTTTAGAAGTACAGATACGGCAACAACAGGAAATGTTTCTGGTGGTGGAGCACAATGTTCTGCAGGTCCAGTAACTCTACAGGCTTAATATGACATATTCAGAACTAGTTCAAAAAATAAGAGATTATACAGAGGTTGATTCAAATGTATTTACATCAACGATTGTTAACGGATTTATTGAAAGTTCTGAATGGAGAATTCAAAGAGATGTAGATTCTGATAACAATAGAAAATATGCAACAGCAACTATTATTGCTGGTCAACCTTATGTAAGTACACCTCTTTTAACAGACCAAACTTTAATTATAAGAGAATGTCAAATTATTCCATCAAATGTATATAGTAGTAATGCTATAGTAGAATATAGAGATACGGGCTTTATTAACGAATATAATGCTAGTAATGCTCAAGGATTACCTAAATATTTTAGTTATTGGGACGAACAAAATATAGTTTTAGCTCCAATTCCAGACTTGACATATACCATGCAATTAAATTATACCTTGAAGCCAGCAGGATTATCTGTTAGTAATACGACAACATATTTAAGTCAGCAATTTCCCTCTGGTTTATTATATGCTTGCCTTGTTGAGGCGTACGGTTTTTTAAAGGGTCCGGCAGACATGATACAATTTTATGAACAAAAGTATCAGTCAGCGTTACAAGGATTCTCTATTGAACAAATGGGAAGAAGAAGACGAGATGAGTATCAAGAAGGTGCTCCTCAGATTCAAAAACAAGGATAATATAATTAGGAGTTAATATGGCTATAACACAAGCAGTTGCAAATTCGTTTAAACAACAAGTTCTTTTTGGATCGCATAATTTTACTGCGGCTACAGGAAATGTTTTTAAACTTGCATTGTATACATCTGCAGCAACTTTAAGTTCAGCAACAACAGTTTATACTTCAACAAATGAAGTTGCAAATACTGGTCAGTATGTAACTGGTGGTGGAGTTTTAACTAACGTTACACCGTTAGTATCTTCAGGTGTTGCTTTTACGAACTTTAACGATATATCTTTTACAGGAGTTACATTAACTGCAGCAGGATGTTTAATTTATAATACATCGAATTCAAATGCAGCAGTATGTGTATTAGATTTCAGTGGAGATAAAACAGCTACAGCAGGAACGTTTACAATTCAATTTCCAGCTAATACAACTTCAGCAGCTCTTTTAAGAATATCCGGCTAAATAGGAGATACCTATTATGGCCAATACTTGGGGAGAACTTGGTTGGAGTGTAGGTTCATGGGGCAGACAAAATGATGCATCTGTTCAACTTACTGGTATTCAATTAAATAATTCTTTAAATGGTATAACTGTTTCAATTGGTATTAATGTTTTAGCAACTGGAAATAGTTTAACTTTTTCTAATAATTCTGTTTCTATTACAGGAACTGCTAATATACCTTTAACAGGTAATCAATTAACTATTACACAAGGATATGTAGATCCGAATCCTGATGTAATTCTTACAGGTAATTTATTATCAGTTTCTTTAAATAGTGTAAGTATAAATGCAGAAGTAAATCAAGGTTGGGGAAGACTTACATGGGGAAGTTTACCATGGGGTGCAGATGTTACAAGTGTAACAGTTTCTTTAACAGGTCAACAGTTAACTACAACTTTAGCAAGTGTAACTGCAAGTATTCCTATTAATGCTTCGGTAACTGGTCAATTACTAACAACTTCTTTAAATAGTGTAACTCCATTAACAAATGCAAATGTAAATGTAACAGGTAGTTTATTAACTATAACTCAAGGAACTGCAATTCCTTCTATAGATATTAATGTTTCTTTAACAGGTAATTTATTAACAATTACTGAAGGAGTAGTTGATCCTTCACCTGATGCTATAGTTACAGGTATAGGAATGTCTGTATCTTTAGCTGTTGGAACAGTTGTTGTAGGTACTGCTAATATTCCAGTAACAGGTCAGTTATTAACTATTTCTAGAGGAAATGTAACTATAGATTTAAATACCCCTGTAAATGTTACTGGTCAATTATTAACAGCTTCTTTGAATAATGTAGTAGCTGGTATATCTGACATTGTAGAAGTAACAGGAATTGGATTGACTATATCTTTAAATAGTATAAATAATCAAATCTGGACTGAAATTAGTACCGGAACTGATGCAACTTGGTCAAATATTAGTACTGGAAATACTGCAAACTGGACAGAGATTGACACAGCGGCTTAGATTTTATAAATAGTATAAGGAATTAAAATATGGCATCAAGTTATTCTACAGACCTCAAACTAGAACTCCAAGTTACTGGAGAAAATGCTGGTACATGGGGTGATATTACAAATACAAATTTAGTTATTCTTCAACAAGCAATTGCTGGATATCAATCAGTTGCAGTTAATGCAACAACAGGTCTTACACTTACATTTTCAAATGGTGCAATTTCTGATGGTAAGAATGCTGTTCTACAACTTACAGGAACTCCTACAACTAATATTAATGTTAACGTTCCTGATGGAATTGAAAAAACATATATTGTTGATAATCAAATTACTCATGGAACAAATACAGTAACTTTTAAAACTACTTCTGGAACAGGAGTTAAATTAGCGCAAGGAAATAAATATACATTATATTCCGATGCAACAAATATTAATCTTGCTCATATGGAACAAATATGGAGAGCTGTAAGTACAACAGCAACAGTTCAACCTGGATCTGCAATTCTTGCTAATACATCCACAGCAGCATGGACATTAACTTTACCCGCTTCTCCAGCTACTGGTGATCAAGTTTCAATTATTGATTCAAACTATAAATTTAATACTAACAATTTGACAGTTGGACGTAATGGTTCTAATATAGCTAATACTGCTGTTGATTTAGTTGTTAATACACAAGGGGCTGGATTTACTTTAGTATATTCAGGTAATGCAACAATTGGTTGGACATATAGAGATAAATAATTATGGCAAATTACGCAGAAACAAAATATAATTACGACGGAGCATACTTAACAGGTATTCAAGGTACTGCTACTGGAACAATTGTTCCATGGGGAACAGCAACACCGCCATCAGGATTTTTAGAATGTAATGGTGCCTCGGTTTCAACATCTACATACGCTGCATTATTTGCAGTTATTGGATATACATATGGTGGATCAGGAGCTTCATTTACTTTACCAGATTTACAAGACAGAACAATTGTAGCTAAATCAAATACAAAAGCCTTAGCAACAACAGGTGGAGCAAATACTGTAGCTCCAACTGGAAATATTTCAGGTTCAACTGGAGCAACAACTCTTTCAACAAATCAAATACCATCTCATTCTCATCAAATAGCTACTACAGCTCCTTATGAATGTAGCCCTAATAATGCAAAAGCACAGTATTTTAATGCCTATCAATTGATGACTTATACTGCAATTGGAAGTGCTGGTGGTGGTGCATCACATGATCATACTTTATCCGCTAACTTTGTAGGATCAGCAAACTCTGTTCTTCAACCTTATTTAACTTTAATTTATATTATTAAAACTTAGAAAATATTATGCATTTAACAGTGATACCAGAAGATAAACAAATTTATTTAGAAACATCTGATTTACAATATCCAAATAGACGTTGTCATGTTATTGATAATGATTCTGAATTTTGGAATTCTGTTGATTCAAGAATATTAGCTATTCAATATCATTCTGATGGATTAAAACAAATTGAATATAAAAATCCAAGAGAAGATATTATTATTACAGATATATCTACTGTTCAAAAATATGTGGATAGATTTAATTTAACTGAACAAACTTATCAATCTCAAATTGCATGGGATAAAAATAATGTTCAGGGTGAAACTTTAGAACAAAAAATAACAAGATTAGGTCCAAGACCATAATTATTTATATTTAATCCAAGAAGTAAGAATATATTTTTCTCCACTTAATGGAGGATTACCTCTATGTACATATGGAAATCCTGCTGGCCATATTACAATTCTACCTTTAACTGGTTTTACTCTTTGGGATTGATATAAAAATTCTGTTTCACCACCATCTTCAACTGTATTTAAATATATCGTGTATGCTAACACTCTTTCTTCGCAATCAAAACCTTTAGCATGTTCAATATGCCAAATATGATATCCTTCTGTTTTAAGAGTTTTTTGTATTTTCACATGATCAGTAATTAATTCTCCACTATCGCAAAATTTTACTAAATTTGTTTCAGTGTAATAATGTCTTAATGCTATATCAAAATTAACCATTAATAATTTTAATTTATTGATATTAAATTCTATATCTGTAATTGTTTCTGGACATACAGTTAAAGACATATCTTGTTTACGATCTTGTGTTGAACCTTCAAGTGTAAATCTTGAAAATACTTTATTGAATTCTTGATATTTGTTAAATAGTTCTATGGCTTGATCACAAGCTTGATCTGGAATATATCCATCATAAATACCTATAAAATCTTTAATGCTACTTTTTTTCTCTTGCATAACTTATTTTTCTAAAAGTATATTACAAGTTAGTCTAATGTAAGGGCAATTATCACTGGGGTTTGATCCCATGTGGTATTGTTTTGAATCAAAAATTATTATGTTACCAGGTTTCATTTTAAATTCTTCACCGTCTACAAAAAAGGATCCTAACCATGAATCTTGCCATTGGGGAGAGAGCATAATTAAAACAGACATTACTTCTGGGTTAATAGAATCTGTATGTAAGATATGTTTTGACATAGGATTTGTTGCATTAATATAAATTCTTCTAATATTTTTATAAATTTTTGTATTTTTTTCATCTGATAATTTTTTATTTATTCTATAAATTAAACCTTGGAAATAATAATGCCAAGGACTATTATGATCTATAATTAATGCTCCAAGATTTCCATATAATTGATTTATATCTATAATAGGATTACTAACATTGTCATTTGATAAACCACTTAATAGCCAGCCATGTGTACCCAATAATTTTGAATATAACCAAAATAATTCTTCAGTTTGAAAAATATTTTCTAAATGTTTTGTTTTCATAAATCTATATTTTAATCTGAGTTTTTTTCTATTGTATCTATTTCTTCCTTAAGAAATTTATTTTTCTTCCAATCTGTACCATCTATAATATTGGTTACTAAACAATATCTTGTTTTAGTCTCTGTTTCAATCCTACTAACACCATGTAATATATGTGGTGGAAATATATAATAAGCTCCTCTTTTAGGTTGAATTGTCATTTTAAGTTCTGGAAGTATCAATGGAGCCCCTTCAGTTAAATATAAAATTAAATGATAATATGGATGTGTGTGCATAGTAACACTATCTCCTTTTTTAATTTCATTTCCCCAAGAATCAAAACTTATTTTTTTATCATACCAATTATTTTTATTGAAAAATAAATTTGAATTTTGATGTTTATTTACAACGTAATCTATAAATCTTGCAAATTCTGGTTTATCATTAAAAAATCCCCATTTAGTTTTACCTCCATAAACAGTTGTAAGTTCAGATTTATCTAAATTTTGAGAAATCATAACACACATGTTATGCATATCTACTACATTATCATAAACACCATGAGATATTTGAATAGTTCTTGGATAAGTGACAAATAGACTATGTGAAAAATTTTCTTCATTTTTTATTTCATCTAAGGTTATCATTTTATAAAATTCTGTATTGTAATTCTTGAAATATAATTTACTAATACTGGATTTACTTTGTGTTGTAAAGGTGTTTTTACGATAACCAAAGAATTACCAATAACAGGTATATATCCGTTTTGACCATTGTATGTAAACATAAACTCACCTCCCCAATTCTTGTTCCATCTTTTATTTAAATAATAAGTAACACCATATTTTACATGACTATCTTCGTGCCAATTTATTCCAGAGTTTTTACTCATTAAATGAATTAAAAAATTAAAACTTTCATTGAAGGTTTTAATTTTTATAAAAGGCTGATGTAAAAGTAATGTTTTATAAAATTTAAAATAATTTTCATGGATTAGGACTCTTTTAGGAGATTTTAAATTATTTAATAAATTTTTTTGCCATGATTTAGATGCGTCTTCTAAACATTTAAGTTTTTTTACTTCTTTAAATATTTCATTATGCAACCTTTTATACTCATGATCGGGTAAAAAATTTTGTATATAAAATAATTTATCTTCTAAATTATATATTAGTTTCACGCATTTTCCTCATAAGGTCTAAAACATTGAATATTAAAATGAACAAATCTAAATGGATCTATTCCAGCATCCAATGCATATTGATGTGTTAAATAAGAATTAAAAAATACAAATGTTCCAGGAAGTACGGGATATGGAAAACGATTATAAGCATATTGCACTGATTCATTTTTAAGTGGAAGTTCAGTAATCCATTTAGCAGGTCTTGGATCATGAAATACTGGTAAAGATGTTTTTGGTGAACATTTTAAAAAATAAAATCCTGATATATGACTGCTTTCATGAATGTGTGGCCAATGTTCTCCTCCACCCGCTTGTGGAAATTCTTGTACCCATAAATCTTTAAAATAAAGTTTATGTCCTGTTAAATCATATCCTTGTTGCGTTAAAATATTATAAGAAGTATCTTTTATAAATGCTTTAAATTCTTTTAGTTCTGGATCATTACCCATAAATTGAGAATGATGAACAAATGCAAAATCTTTTAAATCTTTACCAACAAATTTATTTCTTTCATCTATTAATGGTTGATTACTTTTTTTAGCTTCTTCAATATATCTATCCGATATTCTATTTATCTCATTTAAAAAGGTTGGCATTACTAAACTATAAACTGGAGTACAAAATAGATTATCTACTTTTAGTGGTAAATTGATTGTCATATTATCTTTATCATTTAAATTTCTGCGTTGTATAATAGCAAAAAGGCGTATATAATTCAAGTTATGCCTTTGCAAAAGATACAATTTAAGCCAGGATTTAATAAACAACAAACTGCAACCGGAGCCGAAGGGCAATGGATTGAAGGGGATAATATTAGATTTCGTTATGGAGAACCTCAAAAGATAGGTGGATTCCAGCAACTCGTTTCTAGCACCTTAGCAGGTCCAGCGCGAGACCAGCATACTTGGACTGCATTAGATGGTAAAAAATATGCAGCCATAGGAACATCTAAAATACTTGCTATTTATTATGAACAACAATTTTTTGACATCACTCCAGTTCAAACTGCTGTAACAGGATGTACATATAGTTCAACAACTTCATCAACAACTGTCACTATTACAAAATCAAATCATGGATTATCCATTGGAGATTATTTAATATTTTCTGCAGCAACAACTCCAGGATCACCTACAACAAGTTATACATCGGCAAGTTTTACAACAAATACATTTGAAGTAATAACAGTCCCAACTACTTCTACTTTTACTCTTACAATGCCGACAACAGAAACTGGAACGGGTGTTACAACGGGTGGAAGTTTATCTTTTCAAGCATATGAAACAATCGGACCTATTGGACAAACACCTGCTTATGGTTGGGGAACTGGAAAATGGAATATTGGAACTTGGGGAACTGAAAGATCAACAACAAATGTAAATCTTAATGCTGGCTCCTGGTCACTTGATAATTATGGACAGATTCTTGTTGCAACCATTAAAAATGGTAAAACATTTACTTGGGATCCATCTGCAGTAGGTAGATTAAGTACAAGAGCTGCAGTTGTCGCAAATGCTCCAACAAAATCTATTATGACTTTAGTTTCAGATAGAGATAGACATTTATTTGCATTTGGAACAGAAACTACAATTGGAGATCCTACAACTCAAGATCCAATGTTTATAAGATTTTCAAATCAAGAAGATATTACTACTTGGAATCCAACAGTTACAAACACTGCAGGAACTTTTAGACTAGATACGGGCAACGAGATTATAGGAGCTGTGCAAGGTAAAGATTATATATTAGTTTTAACGGATCAAGCAGCTTATACTATTCAGTTTGTAGGACCTCCATTTACTTTTTCAATTAGACAGGTTGGAACAAACTGTGGATGTATTGGTCAACATGCAATGGTATATGCAGAAGGTGCTGTATTTTGGATGGGATTTGGCGGAGGATTTTTTGCATTTGATGGAACAGTTAAACAAATACCATCTTTAGTTGAAGACTTTGTATTCACAACGACAGGAGATAATTTAGGAATTAATTATAATGCAAGTCAAATAGTTTATGCTTACCATAATTCTTTATATAATGAAGTAGGTTGGTATTATGCACAAGCAACCTCTCTTCAAGTAGATAGAAATGTAGTTTATAATTTTACTGAAAATACTTGGGCAACAGGAACATTATCTAGAACAACTTATAATGATGCAGGTACATATTCATTACCTTATGCAACACAATACAATACAACTGGAACTCCAACTTTTCCAACTATTAATGGTGTAACAAATACTTATGGTTCATCTAAATACTGGGCACAAGAAACGGGCGTCAATGAAGTGGATTTTGATGGTAATGCTACTGCAATAGCTGCATATATTAAATCTGGAGACTATGATATTTCTGAACAAGGTTTAGCTGGAGATGGTCAACTTATTATGCGTGTTAAAAGATTTATTCCAGATTTTAAGAGTTTAGAAGGTAATGCAAAAATAACTTTATTCTTTAGAGATTATCCTGCAAATAGTGAATCTACACCTTCTACAACACCACCATTAATTACTGGGCCATTTACAATTACATCCTCAACAACTAAAGTAGATACTCGTGTGCGAGGAAGACAAGTGAGTGTAAAAATTGAAAATGAAGCAGTAGATGAAACTTGGAGGTATGGAACTTTGAGATTAGACATTGAAGCAGGTGGTAGAAGATAATGGCAAAAATTACAGCTTATATACCAGAACCAACAGATAATTATAGTGTTGATAATCAAAGACAAATACTTGAATCAATTAATACAATTAAAAATCAACTTAACTTTGGATATCAACAAGATTTAATTAACGAACAAGCAGCGATGCTACAATTTATGTATGGAAATCAAAATGGATTTGGATGTGATCAAGGAAGTTCTACTAATCCAACTTATGTTACAATAGGTGGAACTAATGTAGATGCATTTGGAAGATTACAAGTATCCTCTCCTTATACATTATTTGATTCTCAAAATAGATATGCGATAGATAATCAATTTGACACATCTACTGCAACAGGTGGATCAACTACTTATTTACCTAATGAAGCATCTGTTAGCATGGATTTAACAACTGCTGCTAATGCTGAAGTTGTTAGACAGTCTTATAGATGTATGCCTTATCAACCAGGAAAAGGATTATTGTTTCTTGGAACATTTCAAATGGCAACCACTAAAGCAAATTTAAGACAACGTTGCGGATATTTTGGAACTCAAAATGGAGTTTATTTTGAATTAACTGGAGCATCTCCTGGTACAAAAGCATTTGTTTTGAGAACTTATATTGGTGGATCAGTAGATAATACAACAAGAAGAGTTGAACAATCTTCTTGGAATGGTGATAAATTAGATGGAAGTGGACCAAGCGGTGGAACTTTAGATTTAACTCATCCACAAATATTATGGATGGATTTTGAATGGTTAGGTGTTGGTAATGTTAGATGTGGATTTATTATTAATGGCCAATAC